TGCTTTATCTACTCCAGTCATCAATGCATTTTGAACTGCACCACTAGCGTTTGCATAATTGTTTTGAATATCCATAGTTAATTGCGTGCCTTTTTCCAACATGGCTGCTTTTGCTTCTTCTTGTTTTAATATTAACTCATTTGCTTTTATAGTATCCCCCATTGCACGAGCAGATTCAATTCTTTTTTCATACTCTAAATCTAATGAGTCCATCAACTGTTGCTGTTGCTCTACTGCTATTTTTTGTATTGCAATAGATGCACCTGATGCTTCTCCAAGTCTTTTTTGTCTGTCTTTCATTGCATAAATTCCACCAGCAACCATTCCAACACCTGCACCAATTGCTGTACCAATTCCTGGAACAAATGATCCAGTTGCTGCACCCAATGTTAAGCCAGTTGCAAGACCACCAGCAATTCCTCCACCTACACCATACAAAGCACTTTTTCCGTAATCAGAAGTCTTTGGAACACCATTGCTACCTAACATTCTATTTGCAGTTCCCATTGTCTTTCTTGTTTCATCTATCATTTTTATTCTTACTGCCAAAGGATCTTTATTTAAGTTTTCACCATTTGGTCCAATCAAATCAATTACTTTTGCATTAACCTGTATGCCAAAAGAATAATCTCCAAGTTCTTGTGCTATATTTTGTGCAACACTTCTTGCTTGGGCTGCAGTTAATGCTCCAGAAGAAACTGCTGTTGCTAATTGATTTACAAGTTGTGACTGTGCTCCTGAACGTCCACTTGTTTTTATTGATTCTCCAATAGATTTGATTAATTGTTTTCCTAAGTCTGATTGAACAAAACTTTGACCAAAGGTAGTTTTACCAGTTTGTATTTGAAATGGACTTAGTAAGTTTTGACGTCTTCTATCCATAATTTCAGTTGCTGTTACTTTGCCAGAAAATTTAGCAAATTCATCCATTGCTTTTTTGCCAGAACCAAGTGATTCTCCCAACTTAAGTGCTGCATCTTGTGCCGAATTAAATGCTTTTTTAACTGAGTAAATTGCAGCACCCAATCCTGCTAGAACTAATGCAATGCCAGCAAATTTTGCAGGTAGCATAGATAGTATTGATGTTGCTGCTAACAAAGGACCAATAAGTTTTTGAGCAGTATCGCCTACCTGACCAGGGAGCATTGATGCACCCATTGCAAGGGTGCTAACTCCCATAGCAACTCCGCCTGTGCTAAATCTTCGTGTTTTTCTATCATCCATAACACCTTTGTTTGGATTGTATGGACTTGTTGGTCCAACCACACCTCTATTTAATTGTGAAAGTTGTGATTGTGGCATATTGTAAGCACCTTGAACAGTGCTAAGTGCTAACTTTTGTCCAGCAAATCTTGCATCATCTACATATTCTTGAGCACCTAAAATAAAACCTCTTGCCATATCTTTTCCAGATTCTTTAGTTTTTTTAGATGGTGAACTAATTTGTGCTGCTTGTTTAATTCCAACAAGAACGTCTTCTACTACACTAACGCCTAACTGTCTGGCTACGTTTTGTACTTGTTTTGATTTTCCAGGGTTATTTAATAATTCTCTAATTGGCATTTGAGTAGGTCCATAAACATGACCCATTTGCATATTTTCAGCACCCATTCCAGTTCTTCTACCATATAATGCTTTTGCTGATTTTCTAAGTTCTGAGTATGATGATGGTGCTCCAGATGACTTAAGGAATGCACCTCGACGAGAACGATTGTTTGCTACATCTGTTGATATGGTTCCATAAAAGTCTGGATCTAGTCCAAATGTTTTTCTAACTACACCTTTATCAACATCTTTTGTAATTTGATTAACATCTGATTCTACTGACTTTCCTGCAGCAGTCCAAGACTTTTTAAATCTTTCGTTAGTATCTTGTATACTTGCATAAGTTTCATCAAATTCTATATTTAACCTATCAACAAATTTTTGAGTAATTGATTCATATTCGTTCATTATTGGATCAAAACTTCCTTGTCCTACTTGTGACACTGAAGGTGATATACCCCTTGCTTCTCCAACCCTTAATGCTAATGGAGATAATACTTGTGCAACATTAGCAATTCCAGATGCTCTTTGACTCATGTTTTCACTTGCATTTTGTAATCTAATTGCATATTCTGGATAAACACCAACATTAGGATTTCCATTTTCAAAACCAGGTATGTTTCCTGCAATAATGCCCTTTACTAAACCAGAATATTTTTTATTTTTGTCTGCTGGAATAACTGCTTCTCCTGGAGAAAGCATTGAAGGTATTATATCTCCTGCCCCCTTTGGTCCTGGCACACTTACGATGCCTTTGGCAAATCCCATTCTTGGTTGATTTGCAATACCTTTTCCTATTGAAAAATTAGTTGCAGCAGAGTTTGCTTGATTGTATGCACTTGCTAATGCTTTTACTGCCTGAGTTTCTGAAGTAAATCTTTGAGTTAAGTTTGCATGTGCTTGATCTAGTGAGGAGGCAACAGCCGCAGCCTCCAACTGTTCTTGTGTCAAGTAATTAACTTGTTCTCCAAGATACATACTAGATGTTCCAGCCTTATTAAATACAGACTTTACTCCAGTAAAAAGTTTAATAATGTTTGCTACACCGTTAGCCAACAAACCAAATGACATGATTGCTATTGGACCTATGCCAGCCAATAAAGTTGTCAAATATACTACAAACTGTTTTGTACCGTCGCTAAGATTATCAAAACGCTTTAAAAGTTTACCAAAAAACTCTATTACTGGTGTAAGTGCTTTTAAGAACTGTTCGCCAATTGGAACTATTGCTGTTTTAAGATCTTGAACTTGCTTTTTAAATTTATACATTGGTGATTCAGAAATTTTATTTAATTCTCGTTCAGACAATATTGCAAGTTCTTCTACGGTGGCAGTGGTTAACTCAGCAACAGTTTGTGCTTGAGTACCTTCTTTAATAACGTTTTGAAATAACGTAGATATACGTGAAAATTGAAACTTACCAAATAGTTGTTCGATTGCTCTAGCACGATTAAGTGGATCTAGTGTGTCTAATGCACTTGCTACGTCTACAACAAGTTGTTTAACATTACCCTGATTTGCATCTACTATTCCTTTTATATTAATGCCAAAGCCAGCAAGAAACTCTGATGCTCTTTTGGTTGGATTGATAATAGAAGCCAAACCAGATTTTAATGCGTTAGCACCTTCTCCAGCCTGAATACCACCTTCACGCATAGCAGTCATAAAGAATGCTAAGTCTTTAACATCTCCACCAAGTTGCTTAATTACTGGTGCTGCTTTAGGAATTGCTGTTGTTAAATCATCAATACTTAGAATTGTTTGGTTTTCTACTGCGTTTAAGAAGTCAATTTGTTGTGCAGTCTTTTCTGCAGTAATTCCAAAAGTAGAAGTTAAAGAAATTAGGGTGTCCAAAGATTTTTGTTGATCAATGCCACCAAGTACAGCAAGTTTATTTGCTTGGGCAACCTGAACTAATAAATCATTTCCAACTTTACCTGTTGCTGCAACATCTGCAGCCATTTTCATAGTATCTGCAACCGCTACTCCATATTTAGTAAATTCATTTGCTAGTAATTGAACATTTTTTAATGCTTTTGTTGTTTCAGCACTAGTTGTAAACATGTCTCCGTAAACACGCTTAAATCTTATTGCTTGCTCTTCCAATTCCATAAATGTTTTTGCAGCAACTGATCCAAAATATGTTAATGGAATTGTAAAACCAACCATTAACTGTCTACCAGCCCACTGAGTATTCTTACCAAAATTTAATAACTGTGTAGATCCCTGTCTAAGTAGTTGATTTAACAATGCTTGCTTTTGTGCAGCCATTGCAGTTTTAGTTGCATAGTCATTCATGTCCAATGCTAATGGACGAATAGACATTGCCTTAAGTGCACTATTTGCATCTCTACCCATTTTAATATATTGGGTTTGTAATGTTTTTACATTTTCTCTTACAACTTTATTAATTGTATCAAACTCTGTTTTAAATAACTTACCAAAAGTTTTAGTTGAGGCACCAGCATACTTAAAGTATTGCCCCATTGTAAATTTATTTTTTTCTAATGAATCATTAAATGTATCTGTAGTTGTTTTTATTTTTTTCATTTCGGCATAGAATTTGCCGCCAGCATTTATCTGATTAACTAAGTTTTGTGCCATGTTTTGGGAAACCGCAGTACCTGCGGCCCCAGTTTTGGCCATTGTAGAATAAAAGGCTGATAGTTGACGCTGTAACGCTTTTAATTGCCGCAACGCTTCGTCAGCATCAACTCCAATTTTAATATTGGATTCTACATCAGCCATTCATTCTTACCTCTTTATTTTTTATTTATGGAAGAGCATTAAGAAGTGCAGCATCTGCTAGTTTAACACCAGAGGCTTCTTCAATAATTTTATATACCGTTGGAAGATCCATATTTTCTTCTAACGCTGCCAAATTTTCTGCAAGTTCTGGCTTGTATTGTTTCATTGCAATTTGAATACATTCCATTAATATATTCATTGATTTTTCGTTATCTTCTGAAACTGCCGCTACACCTTCAAATTTTTTCATAAATTCACGTAGTAGAGAGATTTTCAGTGGTCTTACTTTTATCTTTGTACCGTCTATAAGCGTAACTGTTTTTTCTTCGTTAACAGTAGTTGCCATTTATTCCTCCTTATAAGGTTAGATATAATTATATCACAAAGAGGGATATATTTTAACCAACAATCTCTTCATAGTCTAAGCCATTCCCAATTCCAAACCCTGCTTTTTGTGCTTTAACGCCACGAAGGTTTGTTATATCATTAGCATCTTTTCCTTTATACAATACTCTTTTTTTCATATCTTCCCAGGCATTATCATTTTTATCTTTGTCAATATCTACTCCTTGTATTGCAGCAGAAAACTTTTTATCATTATGATCTAACTCTCTTTTTATTTCTAATGTTAAGATTAGTTCTGGCATAGATAATGATGCCTCTAATTCTTCATAATTTTTCCAAGCACCTAGTAAAAAAACCTCAGACTCTAATTTAGCAAGATCTAGATCGTCCCAACTAGATCCTTTGTCATTTTCTGATTTTGCTTGTTGTTCTATACTGTCTTTTTTATCTTCATTTAGTTTGATACCTGCTGAAAATTCTAAAACTTTATAAAGTTGTTTAATATCAAAGTTATCCTCAATGTCCCTTATGCTATTTGACAACTGAGGGTAAAACTGTTCCATTGATATTCTTACACATTCTAAGACTATTTCTAAAGTTTCATCTTCGCCATCAACCTTAGATATTAATGAAAACTGATCTAATATTTTTTTTAAATATTTTATTTTTGCTGGACCTACTGTTATTTTTGTACCGTCTACTAACTCAACAATACCTTCTTTGTAAATTTTAGTGGCCATAAAACTATTATATCAAATAGAAAAGCCCACCTTGTTAGATGGGCCAGTCTATTATTTATTTTGAACTAAAATGTTCTGTCAACAATCTTTCCATACTTACCATTATCTAATGGTAACATACGGAAGGTAACGTCAAACATAGATGCTGCATCACGTTTTGCGGATGCTACTACGTTTTCGATTGACAAAGCACGGTATCCAATATAGATACGTTCTTTATCGATTGAAGGGTCACCTGTTCCTGGACCAACTGCAACTAAGCCTCGTTCTAGAGGAACTTCGCCTAATTCTCCTGAGTTAAGGTCAAGGGTGTCGATTCCGCTTGGTGAGTTTGTAACTAATGCAGAATCTTGTGCAGCAAGAGAAACTAATAAGTTTTCTAATGTTGCTTCTGCAAAAGATGTTGCCAAAGAAACTTGCATGCCGTCTTTGAAAAGACGTGCAACGTCAAGAACTTGATCAACTTGAACTTCACCAAAAGATGGTTGAAATGTTAATTCAATACCATTGCTGGTATAGCCAACATTTGTAAAGTCAAGATCTTCAGACAAAGTATCTTTGTATGAAACTCCTGCTTGAAATGCTGGTAGTGGTCCACTAGCACTAGGAGCACCAGACAATGCTTCACTGTATGTGAACAATGCTGCTGCACCAACTATAATGTTATTGGACGAGCCACGGTTATATGCCATTTATTTCACCTCTCCTTGTAAAGGGTTTTATTAAATTGTAAAGCGTTGTTTCCTCAAGGTTAAGTATAACACCATTTTCTTATCCTTTATGCCAATCATAATCAAGAATAATCTTATTTCCAGCATATGTTCTTGCTGTTCCAAAGTCTATGATGTCCCTTGTTTCTTGAAGTTGATAAGTTTTGAAAGTATGAAAGTATAAGGGAAGTGACATATCTTTAAGTGCTATATTTGGTCCAGGTATCAGTGTGTTTTGATTATCTCTTATCCATTTATTTATATCAATAGCAGACTCATCTAATTGATTTAACAAATCTTGCATTTTTTGACTTACCACAATAGTTCTTTCCACTGCGTTTTCTCCAAAATTATAAAAATAATACATTATTTGTTCACAGTTTATGTGTGGAAATGTTTTTTTATTCATTCTAAACATTCTGTCATATACAGCAAAAGTTCCTGTTGAATTTGGAAATGTTTCAGTTAAAGCACCTATATCTGTTGGACTAGTAGGAAAAAATGGAATAGTTAAATCTTGATCAAAAAACTCACTAATCTTATTTTGTAAATAAGCATTAATTAATGATGGTGGATGGTGTATTGTAGCAGTCATTATGCAATCACCGCATTAGCAATCCACTTATATCCAGTTGAATATCCAAAACCTTTGCCGTACTTGGCACCTGCTTTTAAATTAGTTTTAAATGCTTTTGGATTTTTAATATAATCTGATAATCCAGATGACTTTAAAAATGATTGTTTAAAATATTGATTTAAAAATATGTCCAACACTTCTTCAAATCCACCTTGAGCATCTTCTCCTCCAGGGTTGTTAACTGTAACTGGATTTCTAGTAAATACTGTTTCTCCATTTTCTTCAAATACTAGCACGTTAGATTTTTTAGGTCTTATTGTTACTGGTATTCCCTTTTCCATAATTCTTGCCTTACTATAAAAAGGAGTAGTTGATCCGTTTTTAATACTTGAAGATTGACTAAATGTAGAATAAATCGATAAACCCTGATTACTTACAGTATAATCAATATCAAACAACCTTGCATCTGGACTACCCACCCTATACCATTCATAGACATGTTGTAGCATTGCTGGATCTATTCTAGCATTCATATCAATAAATTCTTTTAATGTTTTTATAGTTTCACGTCCAAGATTATTAAAGAACGCTGTCTTTCCCCCTTTTACCCCTTCTAAAAATCCAATGGAGTAATCTATTATATTGTTCATTTCTTTTTTAAATTGTCTATTATCAACCTTTATCATAAATCTACCGCCTGATTATCAGACCTTTTAATTATAATTTTATAATATTCTGTTTTTCCAAATAATCCAGAATATGGTGAAAGAGTTGCAATTTCAAATAATGTAGACTTACCAGCACGAACTCCACCAGTTTCAACATAGATAGGGTTGCCTTCTCCATCTAAAATATTAGTTATGAGTAAATTTGTTAATGCAATTCCATTATTCATATCATTAAATCTTATATCGTTTGGCACCCTTCCACTTAAAATGGTATCAAATAAAATTGCTACACCTTGTGTTTGTTGCTCTTCTTTATTTTTAATGCCTCCAGCAGCAAAATAACATGCAGTATCTTTATATTTTGACCACTGTTTTTTTATATTTCCGTATTGGCCCTGTTCAACGCTTGAATAGTAAACTTCTGCTGTCATTGGATATAAAAAATTGTCGTCTAAACATGTCATAGTATTCCTAATCTAGTAATATTCTTAGTATATTTTGATAGTATTTGATCAACTATAATATTACCTGTACCGTTAAACAATTTATTAGCATTAAACTTAACTTGATATTGTTCTGTTCTATATTCTTCAACATATCTTTTATATTGATCAAGTCTTCCACATTTAATATCATTAATAAGCATTTCTGTTGCTGCTTGAATGTCTGACGGTACTGTTTTATATCCAGCATCTAAAACTAATGTGTAGTCGTATCCTGTAGGGAATGTGACTGTATCCCAACCATAATATCCTAAATCACCATAAGAAACTGGAACATTTGGGATTGTTTTTTCTAACCTATTCCATGAATTTGTAGAATCTGGTATGTATGCTTGAACTGCAGAATTGTCAAGTGTTAGTTTAAAATATTTTTCATTTACTTCTTCATCTATATCAAAAACTAATACATCATTTTCATAAACTTTTAATACTTTATATGTATTTATCCATAAAGGTATATAGTCTAGTCCTTCTCCAACTGTTTGATATATGATTTTTTTATTATAAAAACCATCAGTAATAAATGAATCGATTATAGATCTTGCAATAAGTTCGTTGTATGTTGCTTCTGATATTTCTGAAGCAGTTGATCCAAGTTTGTTTGGATTGGTATATGGTCTAATTATATCTAAGTTGTCTTCAAAAATTATTTCTTCATCTGAATTTAAAATTTTGACTTCATAACTTCTATCAAACTCTACCTTTGAAAATGGTAAGACATATGTTAATTGTAAGTTTTCATCTGAAGTTATATCAGATGTTTCAACAAAGTGTTCCACCAAATCCTGTAATCTAAGAGTGTAGATATCTCCACTTGTTGGAACATCAAATTTTAAAACAATTGGATATGGTGGTACTCTTAAGGCTTCCATTTATAAGTTAAACTCCCTTGCTACCTCTTCTGGCGTTAGAAGAGTGATGTTTTGTTTAGTTAGCCATTTTTCTGCTTGTTCCTCTGTTACAAAATTAATACCAATTTTTACAGAGCCAACCCCACCCCAATAAATATTATCTGCAGATCTAATTGCTACTTTTTTTAATTTTGGATGTTCTGATTGTATATCTTCTATTTTTTTAAATTCTTGTACAGTTGTACCAATAATTCCATTATGTGTATACCCCAAGGCTTGTTTTTCTGTTACCTTTTTAAAAGTATCTTGTGAACTTGTATTTTGTAAATCAAACATTGGGCTCTCCTTTAAATATTATATCATTTTATTAAATATTAAAGGGAGTAAGAAATTAATCCTACTCCCTTTAAACATGCACTATAAATTATGCTTGTGCGTAAGCAACTGCATCCAGTTCTTCCCATTGAATACCAAAGCGAACAAATACTGTGTATTCTACAGTATCTTTCTTTGGCTTATATTCACGGTTAACTGTGATGTCGCGTTGGAAACCCCATACACGGTTCTGTGGGAATGTCAAATCGACATATCCTGCAGGGTAGTAAGGAACTTCTTGAACATCGATTCCCAATACACGCGTTGAACGTGCACCGCCGAATGTTTGTCCTGCACCATCAAGGTATGTTTGACGGTTTGCTTGTGTACTTCCTGGAATTAATGAACCAAATGATTCAGCAATTGCATCAGCAAGAGTACCGTTATTCTTAACAATACCTTGGAATGCGTCAGTACCTGCGTAGAACTTAAGATTATTCTTAAGTGCACGGTATTTACGTGGCATTGCCAAGATTATGTCTTGCATAACTCCTGTTGTCCAAGCATCTCCAGACACTGAAACTGATGCTTCGTGAGCACCAGATCCAACGGCTTTTGCATTATGCACAAAACCTGCCATGATGGATGTAAAGGCATTGCTACCTGAACCTACACCATTGATTGCAAGGTCTTCGATATCGTTACCGAAAGCATTAGTCATCAATCTTACGATATGATCTTCCAATGCTGCACCTTCAATATTGTCTTCTAATGCTTCTGATGAAACTTCCCAATCTAAGCGAATTTTCTTTGTAGTCAATTCAACTTTTGAGAATGTTGCACCTGCGTTTGTGTAATCGCCAACTGCTTGTGCTGCTGCACGAATAACACGTTCACCAACGTTAACTTTTTCAAGTTCCATTGTGTTTGCTCTCATTGTAACTCTACGACCGTCTTGGGCCAATACAGTTGCATCCCACACGTAGTCAATAAAACGACGTGCTTGTTCAGGGCGTAAGATACCGCTTCCAGTATCACCTGAAGGGTTTACTGCGTTTGGACCAGATGTGATTCCTGATATTGCATTAGGAATATTTCCTAATTCGCCACCATTGCTATAGTTACCTGGAACATTACTGGCTGAATCAGATCCTGATGCAAATGCACCTTGACCTTGGAATAGACCAGGAGTTGTTCCTCCTAATTGTCCGCTTTCGCCAGGTTGGTTTTTAATAATTTCTTCCGACATATATTTCACCTCCAAGTGATTTCTTACTTAAATAGATCGGCTGTTTTGAGGAAACGTCCGCCCCATAGGGATTTTTCAACCATTTCTGGTTGTAACTGTACGATCTCACCGAGATCGCCAGACTTTCGGAAAGCGGTATCAGATTCTACTGATTCCATTCTCTTTCCAAAATCATTTACTGCACCATTTGTTTCAACTAGTGCATTTTGTGTTTGTGCTACTTGTGATTTCACATCTCCAAGTGCTTTATTTAAATCTGCAACTTCTGTCTGTAAAGACTTTACTGTTGCAATTAGATCGCTAAAGGCTGATGTAAGAGTATTCTTAACTTCAGTTACTGCCTCAACAATAACTTCGTCTGATTTAGATACTTCTGTAGAAACTTCTTCAGCAACTTCTGCTACTGACTCTACTGTATCTGCTTTTTCAGCATCTACAACTGCTTCTGCTGCTGGTGCATCTTCTGCAACTACGTCTGCTGCTGGTGCATCTTCTGCAACAACTTCTTCTGCAACTGGAGCATCAACTACGGCATCTGCCTCTGGAGCAACCTCAACATTTTCAACTTCAACATCAGATTTTTCAACAATCTCTGATACTGATTTTTTAGTTGACTTTGTCATAGGACTTACCTCCTTAGTAATCTTAGAAGTATTAATGCCTTTAGCACTATCAACTAAGAACTTTATCATATTAACTTTTTCGTTATCCGTTTTTTCAACGAATCCTATATTTTTCATTTCATTTCCAGTGGTGGGACTAAACTCTGTTTCATTTTCTGAAACCATAACAATTCCAGTTTCTGAATCCCAAAAAACATTTTCTAGGGTTGTATTGTCACCCTTAATTACTGCAACTCCATCTACCTTTTCAACAGACACAATGTTTGCAAACTGATTTGCTGGAGAATCAACCAAACTTAATTCAACAAGATCATAATCTTTAATAATTCTAATTTGAGAATCTAACTTCTCATCAAAAGCATCATCCCATTTATTCATTTTGCCACCAATAGAAAAACCTGTTAATGTACCATCCAAAACCTTTTCCCATGTGTTTTGGGCACCCTTTGAAACATATGCGGAAACAAAAACACCGTTATAAAATTTCTTTGATTCTGAATCAAAATATTTATCTTGTTTAAATGAAACCATTTTGCCTACTGCTAATGGTTGATGCATCTCTCTTATGTTGCCTCTAAAATTTTCAAATGCCTTCATGCTGGCTTCTGTAGTTACAATGTCCATTTGACGATCTACGTTATCTAATGAGGCAAAACCTGAAACAATGCGGCGTTCTTTATCAACCTTACTAAAAGGCATAGAAAGGCGAACATTTTCACCTTCTGTATTCCATTGGGCTTTTAATATAGACATCGTACTATACATTATAGAGCCCTTTTATACACAAGTTATAAACATGTTATAAACAGTGTAACTAGGTTGAAGATCTACCCTCGCCCTTTGGGTTTCTACCACTTACAGTTGCAGATCCATCGGACTGATTATTAAGTCTTTCGCCATCTCTTGCACGATTAGCATCATTATTCATTGTCTCTGGTTTGGCTACAAATGGTTCGTCTCCACCGTCTCTTTGTGGAAGACCCAGTGCAACTCTTGCTTCATTAGGCATCATAATCTGTGTTTTTACATATCGTTCAAGAATTTGTGACTGTGCTATTTCGTCTGTCAATGTCAATTCGTTAAACTTAAACTCTAAGATATCTTGCTTTTCACGTATAATCTTATTGATTTGTTTTTCTAGTTGAGCCTGTGCTGGTCTGGCTACTTGCTCTTTAAATGTTCTATCTTGAGCCAGGGCTGCTGCGATTGCACCTGAGTCTGAGCCACCCAGTTTTGAAAGTGGTACTTGATGTGCTACCAAAATATCATCACGATTTTGTTTTCTGTATTCTTTAAATGATCCTTCTTGTACACCAGATTCAATAGGCTCCATCTTGAACTCTACCTTATTATTTTCTGTATCTCCAGGAAGAGGTATGTATAAAGTTCTATGGTTCTGACCCTTTAATCCAGTTTGTAAAAATCTAAACATCTTGTCTTCTGCATCTGCAGATAGTTTGGCACCTTTCATGGTTACCACATATCTTGGAACTGCTTTATTGCCAAAGTAGTCTATGTTATATTGTGATGCTAATTGATCACCCTGTAACGAAGATATTGCTGAAATAATATCTGGTACTCCATAAAAGGTATTTAGTGGCGAGTATTGTTTAAAATGAATAATTTCATTTGGCCTTGGGTCTGCGGTTACTGGGTTAGCGTTTGTTGCACCAAAATTTCTAAAGTAAACAACTTTATTTGCAATAACCTGTACATACCCATCTCTTAATCTACGACAACGCATTGTGGTTGCTGGAATATGACCAACGTATCCAATTTCACCACGAGTGGTTCTACCAATTTCCATATATCCATTACCAATAGCCTGAACATCTGTGTATATCTTTTCCATTGTTGTGGTAAAAGAATCATCTCCGTTTAAACTTTCTAACCAATCACGCAATTCAATTTTGGCTCTTTCAATTCTATTTCTTGCACGACTTACCGCTGCATCATCAGAAGATCCTTCTAATTTAAGCATTGTTCTTTTTGATACATCAAAATCATATCCCAAACCTACAATATTTTCAACCTTAGCATCAATGGCTGCGTGATTTGCAAAAGATGTGTCATAGTAATTGGCTAGTTCATAAACATTCCATGGCGGAGTGATTACGTCAAATAGTCCATAACCATTTCTAAAAACGTTACCAGGATTTATCTGATTAGAGCGAGCACCATCAAGACCTTGTGGAACCGCTATAGAACTATCAATATAAGATTGTTGGGTTGTATCTACCAATGCTTTAGACATTCTTGCTGCACGACGTTTAAAATTATTATCTAAACCAGAATAGTTTTTTAACTCTTCCCAGTTTTTACTAAATGGATCTGAGTTGGCAAAAGCATTTGGAGATTGTTGATTTTCATCTATTCTTGCACCAATAATATAATCAAAATCTTCACTCATTATTCTTCATCACCATATTTAGCAATTGTTGCTTTTGCTGCTGCGACTGCACCAAGATCGTTTAAGTTAGGAATTAAACCTGACTTCATTCTATCCAATTGTTCAGAATACTCTTCGTCTGAAACCCTTCCCATACCTGGAAAAAATACAGGTTCTCCGTCTGGTTCTCCATAATATGCTGCTGCTTTTTTTATTTCTGCTAGTGCGGCAATATCATTTTTCATTGCTGGTATATTTAATATATTACCACTTCCATCAGTAAACCATCTGCCATTAGCCTTTTTCCAAACGTATATACCCCAATTATAATTTTTTTCAATCATTGTTATTTTAGAATCGCCAATTTGGCCTTTCATGCGTGGTTTACCATTTTTGTTTATATTATTACTATTCATAACCACAAGTATACCATATTATGTTGCCGATACAACATATTGTTGCCAAGATGATCCAGTATATACATTAACCTCATTAGAACCTACCGTAAATGATTTTTCTCCCTCGTTTCCAACAATTATTTTATTTGTTCCCATATAGGTTTTATAAATGTCGGATGGAGTTGTTCCATAATCATAACTACTATTTCTTACTAAAACCCCATACCATAGATAAGAGGAATCCCAATATTGCCAATCAAAAGATACTGGAGTTGGACTTCCTATAACGTATTGTTGCTTTACGTTGTCCCAAACTCTAGTAGAAAAGGACTGTCTTTGTTTTAAAGATGAAATCTTATAATAAGATATATTATTAAAAGTTAATCCATTTTTTAAATTAATAGATCCAGAAAATGAATTAAATTTTAATGGATTTGCAAACGACAAACTTATAAAGTTCCAATATTTTTTAGTAATAATTGGATTTGATACCAAAATACCATTTAAATAATAAGATATACCGTTTTCTAATTTTCCAGTTTTTGAATTTACTGCATATATTTTTGCACGATCTGCATTAGGACTATTAGCAATCATGTAAAAATTTATATTATAATTTTCTAAAACTATCTCAAAAATTGGAGTTGGAGTTGGATTAAAAAAATCCTCATCATATCTTACTGCCAACTGAACATTGTTTATTAAATAATTAGATGTTTTATTTTCATTTATTATTATCCCAATCCCTCTATCAACAAATGGGTCTATAGACCCCCTTAAAGATATTCCACTATATCTAGATAAAAATAAATATGGAGTACTTTTTTTATAAACGCTTATGGGATTTTTACTTTTATAATTATAATACAAACCATTTTTTACATATGGATACAATTTTGTTCCAGATCTTGTACCAATTACACTTGGACTATTTTCATCAAAAGATTGAGATGACAACTCTAAAGACTTTAATTTTAATTCTTTTTCAATAATTCCAGGATGGGTAAACTTTAATGCAACAACAATTGCCAAGTCATTAAAGTCAACATTTGAAGGTGGATAAATAATACTATCGTTAACTACTTCAAATAAAGTATTTTGCCAATCTTCATAATTGTCTATATTAATTAATCCATTTTTAAGTGCTGGAGCAATATTAGTAAAAGAGTTGATGTCTTTGTTTAAACCGTCTTTTATAAACTGAAAGGAAATATATGCTTTAACTATTGACTCTCTTGTATCATATTCATACTGAAGACTTGATCTATTATATGATAAATCATCATAACTTTTATATCCAGTATATACAGAATTATCAAGATATTCATAAGTTCTAGCAATGGGAACTGAAAAAAAATCATTTAAATCTCCATATGTCCAATTTTCTACTTCTGTACTTGATTGAAATTTAGACGGAGATGGATAATCTAGATTAAATTGAAGATAATCCAAATCATATTTTTTTTCATTAGAATAATTTGTTGTATATTTAGCAAAATATTTTAATGGAACGTAGTCTTCCCAATACCCCTCAACACCTATGTCCAAATAATATCTGTCATAATTTATTTTTGGCAAAAAGGTATAACTGGCTATGTGATTAATTAACTCGTTTCCTAATTTTACTATGCCATTATCATTAAAATGAATAGCAATTTTTTCAAAACCAAGTTTAGTAGAAAATCCAAAACTATAAACTTTTCCTGAATAACATGAATTTAAACTATCATCATTAAGTAACATTATTTCAAGAGAACTTGTATTTCCAAAAAATGCAGCAACGTTTTTTCCAAAACTAAGAATAAGTCTATCTATATTTATTCCTATCTGAAATTTTTCATAAGAATATTCTTCTTCATGCAATATTGTTTCTAAACCATTCAACATAATTTTATAATATACTGATGATCCATTTAATGTTATAGAAAAGTAATCAGAGTTTATTTTATTTTTTATTAACAATAAGGTTTCAGTAGTATTTGAAAACTCATTCACTTCAAATACTCCGTATATGCAACTTATTTTATCTATTAAAACATTATATGAACTATATTTTAATATACCATTAAAATCTGTGTCTGGTTTTAATGTAAAAAACAAAGTATCTTCATTTTGTATGTTTTTGCATTCAGAGTATAACTGATCTGTAGTTCCGTTGTCTAAAAATATTTCTGGTAAAATATATTCTGGAGTGTGCAAAGATGATCTATCTCCAACCAAGTTATCTATTTTTGCTTGACCCCAACTTCCTATATTTGGATACGAATAATTAACTGCATAATTAGAAAAAGTATAGTCCATTTGTGCAGAAGTTCCATTGTAAGAACTATCTATACTTTCTACAGATGAAACTGCTTGACCATATACCCATCTTTTTTTAGCAACAACCTCTGGAACAACATATGGATAAATAGCAATACAGTCTAACTCTATAGGTAAGACATCTTCATAACAATAAAACCCTAACCAGTCTTGATTTTTATTTGTTTCTGAATATTCTTTTGGTAAGTTAAGCAAAGAACCATCAAATGAAATTGTAAAAACATTTTCTCCATTTATGATTAATGCTATTTGATTAATCGAATAAGTAATTTGAATTAACATTGGCTTTGACCACTCATTAATATATGCAGACTTAAAATTATTTCCAACAACTAAAGTTAAAAAAGAATCTTCAACATACAAACCATCACTAGAAGATATTGGTCCAAATATTTTTTTATTTTCTTTTGAAAAATTGGTAATTTTTGCCCACATCTCAAAAGTATAATCTTGATATTTACCAACTTCATTTAAAAATCCAAGACCTGGAATAATTAATGATGGCTTTACGCTATTGTCTATATTTTTATTAGGATATAAGTGTGTTGTGTTGTATGCACCATATACTAAAGGTACTCCAAAATTTTTTGCTGTTAAAAAATTATTATTAGATAAATAATATCCAACATTAGTATTTGAACCATAACTTTTTGCTTCAATGCCATAAGAAGACTCTAATGCTATTGAAGATGAAACATTTGAAAGTTCTAATCCAAGTGATTGTGAATTAAACTCTTCTGACCATTGGCCAATGCTTAATCCATTAATAAAAAATTGATATTGATCTTGAAGTTCTAAACTAGGAGAATATCCAATTTTTATAACAACCCTAATATTTGTACTTTGTTGAATAATTGGAAATGTTTCTGATAAAAACATCCATTTTTCATTTACAGTAATTGGTACATTTTTTAAATTTTGAATTATTGTGCTACTGTTGACATCTGTATATTCATAACCAATAGAAATAGAGTTTAAGTATAAACTTTCAGAATAAAAGTAACACCCTATGGAAAAAGAATCATAGTCTTGATTAAGTGAGTCAAAATTAAATAAATTATTGCTTATTAAAGTAGCAGTTTTACTTTCTGTTTCTGAAGGAATACCTTGAATAACATATCTGGCATTATCTATAAATGGTTGATCAGATACCGTAGAAGATATAGATGCTGTACATTCTGATAAATCCCATAAAGATATATTTCTATCTACATCATTTATAAGGCTGATATAGTCTGAGTTATCGTCTAAAGCCCAAAGAGCAGTTGGATGTTCAGAAAATATTTTTTCAGCATATAGATTGGATGGGTTATACATTGTTCTCCTAATCTATTTTATCATAAAATACGTGTAAACCAGCGTGGTAACGTAAACCTAACACCCTTTGATATTTGCTTAACTCCGTGAATAAAGTTTGGATTATCTGGAAAACATAAAAGGTCTCCAGGATTTGGCTTAAAGGACATGTTGTATTCTGGAAAATATATGTCTCCACCCTCATATTCATTATTTAAATAAACTAGTGTTGCTATGTCTTTTGGTCTAGATGAATCAAAGTGTTCGTGCATTCCTGCACCTTCAACAAATTTAGCAATATGTGTTTTTTCATCAATAAACGGTTCAAAACTATATTCATAGTTATTTATAACAAAATCATATACTTTATGTGCAGTATTTTGTATAACATTAAGAATGTTTTCATCTAAACCACCTATTTCGTGGTATGTATGAACTGTAAATTCTTGTTCATTGTTTCCATAATTAGAAAACAATTCAGAGTGTTTTTTGGCATATTGAGTTATTAATTCTGCTTCACTGGGATCCATAAATCCCTCAACATACTTAATTTGAGACTTAAAGTCTTCCATATTAACCTATCTTTATTTCACAAACATCAGTGGTGCAGTATGACTCACCTTGTGCTTCTAGATTTTTTACTCCATCATAGATAGCATCCCAGTTAATCTTACCAATCTTTCCTACATAACTATTATACTCTTCTTCAGTAATTTCTGTATATGGTTGTTGTGGATATACCGTGTTTCCCATAGGCAAAAATGATACTGCCTTCAATTGTCCCTCATACATGTGTAATGCTGGAGCAACATATTTAGACTCTGTTTCTTTGTCAAAAGACAACGTTACTGATACGCCATTGTCTGACCAATATTTTTGAGCAGTTGCTGCAAGAGCAATTTTTTCAAAAAGTGAAACATCTTTTTCAGCCCTTTGGTGCTCAGAAGCAATTGGAAAATAAACAACCTTTGTATTTGCAGAAACAACGTCATCTTCTATCTTATATCCAGCAGCCTTAAATAAATGAACCATAGGATCATTTTCACCAAATCTAATTGCTCTCATAAAGAATCTTCCACCTGGACCCCAATGAACTCCTGGAGTTGCTCCAGAAAGAATACTTACGCTACCAGAAGGTTTCACTGTTGTAACTCTGATTGATTCGCGAACACAAAGCCATTCTGAATATTGATGATCATATTTTTTAATATTTAAATATCCTTCATCCATCCATTCACGAACTGTTGGCAAACCGTGTTTATCTGAAAAAGAAGCAATTCCAGTTAAAGAAGTTCCGATTCTTCTGTTTCTTTGCATGATACCATTTGTTTGTTGCCAATGAGTTGGAACTAGTGTAACTGTTTTTCCATATAAGTATGCAAACTTTAATGTTCTTAAAAAGTCTTCTTTATCTTCATGTCTATTTAAATGAACTTCAACCAGTGTACACAATTCATAAGACTCTAATGGTTGTTCTGCACATGGATTAAATCCCATAACTCTATAATCTTTGTTATCTGCTGGATCTTTTAATCTGCCGTAGTTTCTGGCAACATCTAACCATATAAAACCTGGCTCTCCGTTATTTACAATTAAATCTACATAGTCTTCGTACTTGGTTCCAACAGTTGCAGAAATAGAGTTATTAGACATCCAAGCCCAACCTGGATTATCTGAATCAAATGAATTTCTTTCTGGAAAAACCTCTGGATTTTTTAAATTAATAAAGTCTTTGTCTTCGGCAGAACCTAATGCTAGTGTTGCTGATCTACGAACATTTCCTGCAACGACACAAGTTCCAATTAAGTTAATAACATCTACTATTGCTCTAGAATCAAGTTTCTCTCCTGTTCTATTGCCTATAACGTTATCAATTTGATTATGTAATTTTATTAATGGATCTGGTCCTGATGCTGTACCGCCAAAACCTTTAATGGGGGCACCAAATGGTCTTATTAAATCATAATTAAATTTTTGTTTTGATTGGCCTTGTCTGAGATATGAGTTTAACAATAATCTAACAGACTCTACCCATCCCTCTCTAGTATCTGGAATTTCATAAACCGATTCAACTTCTGATGGTGTGTATATAGAAAATTCTTTGTCTTGTCCAACGGTATCAAAACCAACTCCAATACCTAGCATAAGGGCGTCCATAACCCACGCAAACAGGGCTCCTGGATCGTTTCTATCTAGATCCTTGGTAGATACCATGGCACAGTTTTGAAGGGCTGCAGAGTTCCTTTTTTCCATTGTCATAGGGGTTCCAAATGCCCACATGCCACGACCTGGTGGTGTCCATTTAAGATTAAACATACGGTCAAATGCTTCTTGAGCAGACTTTTGAGCCTTATAGTCATTCCATGGCAATCTGTTTTCTTTTGCATGATTTTTTTGCACTGAATACATACCTTCAATTACACGCTTACAAACTTCGTACCATCTTTCTTTAGTACCATCTTCTTTAACACGAGAATATGTTCTTATAAAAGTAATCTCACCTAGTGAGTTGTTTCCAGCATCGTTAAATCCAAATGGACTATCCATGGTTGTATACTTTGCTACAAAATCCTCTGGAAGTTTAAAACTAAAAAAGTCTGACATTGATTTTCTCCTATTAAATGAAATTGAATAAGTACTAAGTATAACAGAGTTTTTTAATTTTAAAAACTCTCCCCATGTTTAACTTGTGCGTTAGTGAAATGACATTGCTGTATGTGGTTTTGAACTACAACGTTCACATAATGTATATGTATTTTTAGTATAAGGACATGTAATTGAATTTATTTTATGTCCAAAAATAAAACAAAGTATTTTACTCAAGGTAATGGAACCCAATGCTGTAATTCATCTCCATCCATATACATCATTGGAGATATGTCATAAGCAATTGTTATTCTTGGTTTATCAAATAACCAAGGACCTATTCCATGAGGATGACCAGTTTCAGACAAAATAGCCCTATTGTTTTTATTAATGTTTTCAATTACAGGCTTGTCTTGCCCACCTATTTTGTAATATGTAACCGATGGCTCAGCATCTACACAGTAGTATCCGTGAAAATTAGGAGCACCAGTTCCTCCTAAGTGATCATGATAATGACTTGATTCATCTACTGGTGGTTCAGCAATACCGTCGGTATTAAACCATCCTTGTACCATATAGGCTTGTTTTTTATAGTCAATACCATAATAAACACATGCTTCCACAGTCATATCTCTTAATGCTGAAAATAATTTGTGAATTTGTGGATTATAGCATTGAAAAATATTAAACTTAGTTCCTAGGTTGTGCGTACCACCAATATTACTTGCAAACTCTTTAGAAACTTTTGGATAAATTCCGTTAAATAAATCTTTTTCTACATTTAATAAATATTGAGAAAGAGTATTTAGTTCATTGTTTAAATATTTTTCAAAAAACTTATGTGGTTGACTATTATTTTTCACAACAGAGGAATCCAATGTTGTTCATTTTCCATTCCAAGTTGTTGTAAATCTCTTAGTGGAACAACATCGTAAGCAACAGTTATTCTTGGACCATCCCAACTCCAATCTCCTTGTGCATGTGGATGTCCCATTTCTGAAAATATAGCACGATTATCTATATTTTTATTTATAATATCTTTACCAAAAACTTTATAATATGTTGTTGATGGTTCTGCTTTTACGCAATAATATCCATGAAAATGTGGTGCTCCTGAATGACCATGATCATGCCAATTAAGTTTTCCTTTTTTATTATAGTTAATATTAAACCATCCCTGAACCATAAATTTTTCTTTATCAAAATCTAACTCATAGTATTTGCAGGCCTCTTTAGCCATTTCGCTTATTGATTTATACAAATTAAACAATCCAACACTATGAAATTGAAATACGTTATATTCTCTCCATTTAACTGTAGAAACACTTCCAGACTCGGTCCAAAAATCATCTTTTGTTACTGGAGTTATACCCTCTAGTTCTACTTGTTCAATTTTTTTATATCTTTCTGACAACTCTTGAGATAAAATATCAAGATCATTATTTAAAAATCTTTCAAAAAATTTATGTGGCTTTAATGAACTCTTAATCCCAGGAATTTCTGGTGGTAAACTATTTTGCATTTTATTCCTATCTGTTTAAATAAATTATATCACATAGAATTATATCACATAGATTTTAAAGATATTCTGGATAATATTCTGGATGTGTTGTTATACCAGATGCGTTTATAAATCCTATATCTTTAAATTTATAACTATATACTGTTCTATCTTCTTCTATAATCTCAAAACTTTCTAATAAATATCTAAATTCTAGCCCATTAATATTTGTAACTAAATAATCTCCAACTATGAGTTTTGTTGATGTACAAAATAAATATTCTTTATTTCTATATATTAAAATTTCTTCTGAATCTGATATTCTTTTATTTATATCTTTATTAATTATGACAGTTCTTTTAACTGGTGTTATAATAATATCTTCTATCCTAGATTCTATTATTTTAAAATTATTTAAATCTTTAACTTTCCATTCTTTTAATTTTTCTACAGTATCCACAATTGGTTTATTATCAAATGTTTGCAACAACAAACTATCTTCAATCCTAATATCTTGTGCTTTTTTCCAACCAGAAACTGTAAGAATTAAAGTATCTTGGTCTATGCATCTGATTGTTGGAGAAAAACCAAATACTCTAAATGGAGAAAAACCAAATACTTTAAATGGTGTAAATGAAAATGGAGAAAAACCAAATACTTTAAAAGGTGTAAAACTAAATACTGAAAAAGGTACAAAACTAAATACTTCAAAAGGAGAGAATCCAAAAACTCCAAATGGAGCAAAAGAAAATGTTGTGGTTATAGTATTAGAATAATCAGAAAAAACAGAGTTTCCATTTGCATTTGTAGCATACACCCTATATGCTTGAGAGGTTCCTGCTTCTTGTCCTAATGATGCACTTGTTGAAGTTCCAGAATTACCCGCTTTACTATCATTTGATTCCCAATAATAATTCGTAATTACTGATCCACCATTTGCAGGTGCTGACCAACTAATTTGGTCTTCATTTGCGTTTGGAGAAGATGCAGTTGGCGTGCCAGGTTTGTCTGGAACTGTTGTTGAAGTAATAGAATTAGATGCTGTTGATGCTGCTGATGTTCCATAGGTATTAGTTGCAGTTACTGTAAAGGTATATGTGGTATCTGATTGTAGACCTGTAACTGTAATTGGAGATGATGCTCCAGTTGCTGTAAAACTACCTGGAGTTGATGTAACTGTAAAAGAATCTGCTGCATAGGTAGGATCTGCTGTAAATGTTACTGTGGCTGCACCATTGTTATATGCCCGCCCTGTTCCAACGTTTGTTGCTGTACCAATTGTTGGTGCTTTTGGTGCTAAAAAGTCATTAGCCTGTTGTGACTTTCTTCCTGCCTTTTTTCCTGCTGCCATTTTTCTCCCTAAACCTTATTATATCAAACACTTAGTTAGTTAGATCTCCATATGCAACCCAAGTATTTTCTGCTCTTTTAAATATAGTTGCCGAAGACCATTGTGTTCTTAATTTTAATCCTGGAGTAGCATTTATTGTTACTCCAACTTCTCCATCAATTGTTACCTGTCCTGTACCAGTTTGAAGAATATCAAGAGAAGTTCCAATTGGAAAGGCTACTGCTGAATTAAGAGGAATAGTCAATGTAGTTGGACTAGAACTACCCATTTCTATCAAATCATCTCTTTCAGTTAATGCTGACAAAGTATAACTTGCTGTTTTTTGAATAATTGGTGTTAATGATGGGACACCTTGTAATGATTGGGTTCCGTCAGAAAATGTGATGCTTGTTGCGTTTGCTGCACCAAGAGTAGGGGTAGTAAATGAAGGACTACTTGTTCTAGCAATAGATGATGGTATTACTGTTTCGCTTATTGTTCCAGTTGTAATATTATTTGCATTAATATCGGTTATATTATTTCCACTACCTTCAAAAGAAGATGCCACAACTGTACCTAATGTAAAAGATGCATCTGCTGTATTTATTGTTCCAGTAGGTTCAGGGTCATACTCTTTAAAAAATTTAAACTTGTCATCACTAACATCAAAAAACATTCCAAGATGTGTATATCCAGTGCCAGTATTACCAGTATTTCTATTGCCAATAAAAGCGATGTCTAAATTAACTGGAGATGCTGTACCAGACCAAATATCATCAAGAATATGTCCGTGATCTTCTATAAAAGAAACTTTAATACCGTCACTAAGTGCGTACTCTACTCCTGGCTCAATTAAAATATCTGAACCATTGTTTGTTACAAAGTTATCTACTGACCATCTAAATGAATCTGGATTGCTTCCACTACCGTTTATTGTAATCTTAACTTTAAAAGTTTTAGTTGTTGTTCCATCATAATGACCAACAAGTGTTGCATCATCTACACCAGTTCCAGAGAAAGTAGTTCCTAATGCTCCAATGGTATCTCCACTATTCAAATAAATAAAATTATTTGAAACAGAAAGATTAGTTAATTGTAATTCAGATTGAGAACCAATTAATGTAAAATCTCCACCAACTATTAAGTCTCCATCAATATATGCACCATCTATAACTCTTATTCTTTCAAAAGCATGATCAACAATATGAACATACACACTCCCATCAATATCATCTGATGTTAAACAAATTCCAAGGTCTGTTGGGAAATTCGGGTATTCTGGAGCATCTGCAACTATTTGTCCAGGAGATTCAAAACCTAAATGAAAGCGTCCACCACTAGTGAGTGCAGAAGTATCTATTCCTTTTAAGTATCCACGAACAACAACATATCCAAATGAGTTTGAATTAATACTTTCACCAGTTAATCCAATAATATTAGTTTTAGTTCCATCTGTTGCGTCTCCTATATCAATAGTTGGGCAGTGTCCATAAACTGGATCTCCAGAAATATGTACTCCATTTATATATACTGGTGTACCTTTAGGAATTGTTGTTAATGTTGAATTTCTACACCTTACCCACTCTCTTTGTCCTAAACTCATTTCAAAATTTGTTCCACTGCCTTGACCAATAAATGTTTTTTCGTCATCACTATAATAAAAATTACCTTCTTGCCATGTTGGGTAATTTGCACTTGCTGATGGAGTCAAATGTATGTAATCATTTACTTCAAAACTGTCTACAGTTACTGTATTGCTAAAAGTTGGGCCATTTAAGTTTGCTTTTAAATCTAAAGCACTTTGTTGTGCAGTTGATACTGGCTTATTCAAATCTGAGGTATTATCTACATCACCTAAACCAACATCTGATTTAGTTATTCCCAAAGGAGATTGTATAGTTTTATTTGTAAGTGTTTGTGTGCCGTCAAGTGTAACTAAGTTTGCTGTATTTACTATTCCGTGTACATTTTCTGTTAAAAGATTGTGAGCATTTACCTTATCTAAAGAATCTTGTGCTGCTGTGTTTATTGCACCCAAAACTTGTGTATTTCTGGCTTCAGCCTCTGCATAAATTAATTGATAAGCATAACAAGCAGATGATGTTTGAGATTCCTCAATAGACAAAGAAAGTGATGCACTTACGTCTAATAAATCTTGTGAAACACTGCTAATTAATGCATTTGTAGCAAAAAATTCATCACTTACTAAATTTGAATAAAGTGCTATTGAACCATCAGTGTATGATGCACTTGTTGCTATTCCATCTATAATGTTATTATTAATCTGTTCAATGTCTATTGTGTTTGCTAATGCTGTTACACTTTCGTCTGTATAAAAATTTGAACTACTTATTGCATCATACACACTAAGAGTAAGCGTTTCATTTACATTTTCAAGTTGTTGATAAACATAATTATATGAAGCAGAAACTTGAGACATTCTTGCTATGTCAGAAGATATTTGCTCATCTGGAACAACAACTAGTCCATTTAATGTTGCAACACCATTAGCAGCACCCTTTTCTGAATA